CTCAAAATAATCTGTAAAAGGATTAAGTACTCCTAGTTTTAGTTCACGCCATTTACGTGCATCTTTTTCTAAACTCTGAAGCTTTTGTTTTTCAAACTGCTGCTCTAGTGCAAACTTCTTGCCCTGAACAAGCTCCGTTAACAAATCTTCTTCGGTGCGTTCTACCAACTCTTCGTCAGTAAAAGGCTCGCTATCGTGAGTCCACGATAAGATGCGTCGTATTTTATCAAATAAAGAACGTGATAGCTTAAATGCTCTACATATCTGGTTAATAGAATTAGGGCTACCGTCCCAATTGCTATACCTTCTTTTTAACTCTCTTACTTTGTCTCCTGCAAATGACAGCGGTTTGTTGTAGCCAGGAATAAAAAAGATGTATAAATCTTTATCTGCCTGATACACATAACTTTTGTCGTATTCTAGATCTGCTGCTGTAGGCTGAGGTTTTTCTTTAATAGATTCTCCAGCTCTAAACTTGTCTATGTGTCTTCTTACTGTATTAAATGAGACGGCAATATCCGTCTCTTCTAAAATCTTACTCGCTAAACTTCTTACTGACGAATCTGGGTTCGCCGAACAATACTGCTGTATTACTGATTTTATGTCCATGCTTAGGTATTTTAACTACCCTAATATAAGAAAAATCAGTAACTATTTGGACGCCACCGAATTACGATCAACTTCCATGTCTTTGATTCTCCAATATTCTGCGCGCGCAATCATATACGCTAGTTTGTTCTCTACAGTACGAGTGCAAAGATCATAATTTAAACGTTTAGTCAGGTTCTTAGCAAGAACCATCCCTTCTTGTTCTACAGCAGCTTTTTCATCAGAGCTTAAAACAGAGCCGTTTAAATAATTTTTATAGTTGTATACCTTAGTAGCCATTAGCATCCACAGTCACAAGTACAGAAATCGTCTTCACACAAATGCTCAAGCGCAGTCAACTTTGCAGTCAAATCCGCCCAAGCAGCATATTTAAAATCTAATCGAGCACCTTCTTTTACAGCAATTAGCTTTTCAACTAATCGTTTAATCTCAGTACCGTTACAAGAATCGCAACATGTCTTGTACATGTAGCCATCAATTTTTGTATATAAACAGTCTTCAATCGTTGTAAACAACAAAAACTCTTTACTTAAAGAGTCGCTGCCCGCTGTATATGCAACTTGGTAACGTCCTGGAGGAAACTTGGTCCAAGGTAGAGTTGTAAGAGTGTCAGTCCCTTTTACAATAGAAACGTCTGATGAATCAGCAGCATTAAGCTCTGTAACAGTAACGTCTACTAAAGCGCCGGGATTGTCTACATCAAAGCCTGCAACTGTTACAAGATCACTAATTGTGATTACTACAGAATCCGGAGTCGTAATAGCCAAAGACGCCGTAGAGATTGAAGGATCAGGATACGGCGCAGTAAAGCGGATAGTTGTAGAAGGTACAATGTCAAATGTAAAAAATGCAGCCATGATTAGATTTTAAGTTAAGAATAAGGAGGGGCGTTACACCCCTCCTTTTATCTTAGAATGTCTTAGCCAATCCAAGTAGTCAACTCAGTAGCTAGTGGTGCAGTACCTCCGTTAGAGATAGCAGCATCAGAGCTGTCTACAGCAAAGATCAATTTGATCAATTCGCCTTTTTGAGCAGACATACCGTCTTTAGAACCAGCTTTAGCAACTGCTTCAACAACTACGATGTCGTAGTTAGTAGCAGCAACTACTGGGCTAGTAGGACGCTTAACTGGGAAACCTACGCGGTTAGTGATACCATCGTATCCAGCGTATTGGTCGTACAATGCAGTTACATCATCAGCTTCACCTGTAGAAGGCTCCATTGAAGTAGTGTAAGTAATAACACCACCTTCAGAACCCGCAATACGGAAAGAGCTGTTAATAGGAGCAGTAACTACTACTTGATCTGTGTTAGCTACAGATGCAGAGAAACCTGCAAATTCGCTACCAGACTTTGCAAACTCTGCAGTCATATCTGCAACGATTGCTGTTGCAGCAGCACCTGCAGAAGCTGCAGTAACCTCAAAGGTTTTCATAGGAAGGTTCATAGTACCCAGAGTAGTGTTGATTAACTTAACGTAAAAAACACTTCCAGATACAGCACCAAGGTCAATTTGAGATACTTGTGCAGTACCTGCGTCATAATCGTATGAAGTCACACGAACTACTTCTGCAGCGTCTAGATCAACAGAGCGCTTACCGTTAGCGATAAAGTTTACTTCTTTATCTCCAGCAGAAAGGCTTGCGTATCCTGCGTCTGCAGCACCAGCGATACCAACCTTTAGGTCAGCCGCGGCATTGATAACAAAAACTTGTGTTGCCATTTTAAAAGTTATTTATAAGAATTAGTAAAATCTAATTAGTCTGACTGCGATTCTTCGGCTGCATTAATTTGATAACGCGGAGATTCTATAACTTCTAAAATGTGCTTGACTGTCATATCCACTATTTCATGGTGGGTATGCTCTGCTAATTCGCAATCTTGATTCGAAGATAAGCTAATTTCTTCGGGCTTCCGAATGTAGTCGAGCTCTACACCTTTTAATATAAACTTTTTAGTCTGATAGATAGTAATTTCTTCAGAGTTTAAAGATGCTACAGGTGTAGTAGGCAATGACTTTGCAAACGGATTTCTAAGCATTTCATAAAGCTTGTCCTGCTCCACAACGCGTGCGGGCACCTTGTTTAAGACCGTACTATCGCAATGCGAGGGAGTCAGGCGAGCTCTAAGATTTATAAGATACAAATAATCGACTGGTAGATCATAGCGCTGATACTCTGCATTCGCATCGCCGGTATTAGTATCTATGAAGTCTATCTCTAAGATGACCCTTATATCATCGAGACGTTTTTGATTTAAAGAAAAGCCCAACCTTTTAGGGTCAGAAGTTCGAAAGACTCTGTCTTTAATAAAACGCTCTTGCATTTTGTTGAGAAAGAAATCAATCTCTTCTTGTAAAAAGGTGTCATAGACATAGGACCCCACTTTTTGGAGTCCCTGGTCTATGGCGTAGTGCATTTCTTGTACGGTCATTATTCAGCAAATTGTTGTACTCTAGCTTTGAGAGTTGTTAGTGTGGAACTATTTTTCTTGTCCTTCAAGAACAGTACTGCTTCCTCCATACTATCACCAAGTTTCTCATCACCTAACAACAACGAGTTGCCCACCTTACGCAGAACTTCTGCAGTAAGACACTCTTCAATGAATGCTTCAATCTCAAGAGTTTTACTAGTTGCAATGTTGTAGAAATTTAAGGGGTTTTCTTCTACCATTGTTTCTAGGAAAAGCTCTTTAGATTTTTGATCCATTTTAGAAGGGTTCTCTAAGTGAAGACGAACAACCATATCCATCTTTTTCTCGTTGTCTGTAAGCTTGATGAATTCTTTGTAAGCTTTCTTTCTGTACTCTAGCTCATTGTAATCTTCTTCTAGTTCTAGAGCTTCATCATAAATGTAATACTTATAGCTACGGTTAGCACTTAAATCTGATTCATCTGCAGCCACATGTGGGTGCTGACTAGCAAATTTGTACTTAACGTAATCCATCACGTTTAGAGGTTCACCACTCTCATCTGTACCAGCCTCAAGCTGAGTACCTTCGAGAGGCACCTCAATAGTCATATTCCGAAAATAACTCTTAACTTCTTTACCGAACGCGGGGTCCGTTGCATCCACACCTAATATGTATGGTAAAAACTTTTTTTGCTCTGGAAAGGTCAGACCTGAATAAATATCACCTGTCTTGGTGAAAACGCTACCAATGCGTCTTTTGCTTTCTGCATATACGTGATCAGGAAGGTTTGTAGTATTCTCTCTACGCTTAATTGTAATTATTCTAGATGCCATCTTCTATGGGGTTTTACTATATTAAAAATGGGATTTCGGGGGAGAGCCAAAGCATACTCCCCCTAAACCCCTAATTGTTATGATTTCACACATTCGAGGTGCAAACAGTTAGTCGCACGACGAATAGAGATACCAGATTCTTTCATGAAGTGTACAGATGCACCATCCACATCGTTAGCACGCAATGCGTTACCAGCGAATCCTGGAGGCACAGAAGCACCTGCTACAGCCCAACGTACAAGCTCACGTCCTTTACGTGTAACCATTGCAACGTTTTGCTCACCATCGTAAGAGCTCATATCCAAGAAGATCATACGGTAAGACTCAAGAGGCAAACCAGTTACTGGGTGCTTGTCAGCGTTCAATGCACGAGCTCCGTGGTCGAACAATGGCAAGTGACGTACAGTAATAGTGTGACCATCAATGTGCTTGTAGCTAGTGAAGAATCCACCCAACTGCAAGTTAGCACCAGAACCGCTAATGAAGCTAGCAGGATCAGTGTTCTTGATGTAAGATCCGCTAGAGATCTCATCTTTCATAGCCTTATCAAACTCTTCTAGACCACCCAAACCTGTGAACAATACAATGTTCATTTGCTGAGCATCAGAAGCACCGTACAAAGCATCACGAACAACGTTCTTCAACTTAGTAGCAGTCAAGTCAGAGTAAGTATCCACGTTAGGAATCTGCTCGATTACACCAGAACCTAGAGGAATTGGCTTACCGTTGTCATCTTTCAAGTGGATCAAACCGTCAGAATCGCGGTTGTACTTAGAGTACCATAGAGAGTATTCAGTCTCTTCTTTCCAGCGTAGCATGTGCTGGTACTCTTCGAAATCGTACCACAATTTAGTAGTGCGACCACCTACGTTCAACTCAACGTTGACAACGCGGTCAGGCATGTTACCTTCGTAGCGGTAAGACTTACGAATCAAAGAGATCTGGTTACGCATTTTAGATGGTGCAACCCAGTTGCTCTCGTTACCACGAGATCCTGAGAATGCAGTTGGGGCAAACAATTGAACCCACTGCTTACCTGCAACATCACCAGAAGCTACAGACTCTGAGCTATCAGATGTTACCAATTGCAAAGTGTACTGCCATCCGCTTTGTACTTCAACAGGATCTTCCATTACACGAGCTTGGATACCCGCTGGATTTTCAATGATGTACTGCTTAACGAACCAACGCTCCGCAAAAGTTACTTTAAAACGAGAGTGAGAAACACCAGTACCTGCATCTAGAGATACTGCCATAACGCTCTTGTTCAAACGACCCATTACTGGGTAATCGTACTCAATGTCGTTAATGTACTTGACATTGTTCATACCCTCAGTCAAGAAAGAGAGAGGGAAACGCTTGTCTTCACGACCTGCCAAGTGAGTCAGGACTGGAGACAACTTATCAGGCTCAGTCAACAAAGCATTTGCCAACGAGTTCTCGTCGGTCATGCCTTCAGCGTTGAAGGTATCCTGATACAGACGTAATTTTTTCAAATTATCAGCTGCCATGATTTAGAAATATTAAAAATTAAAGTTATTAAAGCAAATCTTTTAAATCCGGTAGTTTTTGTGCTTTAGTATAACCCGGCTTGCTGCTCTTCATTCGACTTGTACTGCTAGTTCCTTTAGATAATTTACTACGCAAGGAACGTGCCTTCTGTGTTGTATTTGTATTGGCTACTAACTTTGATAAGTCAAAGCCTTTATAAACTATGTATTCAAGTGCAAGAAGTGTTTCTTGGTCTAACTTAGATCTGTCTATTGCTCTCTGTGAATTGCCTTGGCGATCAACAGGTGTAGACATCCAGTTAAAGAAACGCTTTTTGTCACGCTCTGGTACTGTAAGTCCTTTTAGACTTCCTCCTTGAACAAGATCATTGATCTCTGTCCACATTCTTTCGTTTTCTTGTGCTTGCTGCTGTGCTTGTGCTTGCTGTCTCTCAATAAGAGTTTTCTTTTCTTTGGCTTGCTTGTCTTGTAAACGTACCAATGCTTTTTTAGCATGACGCTCCAAGATGCCCGCATCTTCGTAATCTTCTAGAGTTTCTTTAATCTCTGTTTGATCAAAACCCTGTGACTCTAAGAATGCACCAACTATTTGTTTCTGTGTTACTAGATCTCCTTCTGTTACTTCCATTGCGCTAAAATCACGCTCAGGAGTAGCAGCTTGGAAATACTTGCGAGGATCTCCACCGTTAGCTCTGTAGTTTAGATACTCTTGAACATCTGGGAATGCACTAAACACATTCTGCATTTGTTCTTGTGCCATCTTCTCTGCAGTAGCTTTAGTAAATTCTGTAAGACCTTCAATGCTTTCGTCAAACTCTTGGTCTAACTCGTAACCGAGTTTAGCTTGGAGTTCGCTAATAATAGACTCTTCTTCTTCTGGTTGTTCTGCTGCTTCATCAGAGCTTTTAGGCTCATCAACAATTTCATTGTCTTCTTCTTCCGCTTGCGTTTCTTCTGCTTGCGGCTCATCAACAGACTCATCATCTTGTTGAGGTTCATCTTGTGGTTGCTCGTCTACTGCTTCAGAAGACTCTTCCACTACAGGTTCAGGAGTAGCTCCACTATCGTTAAAGATATCGCTAACACTGACCTTGCTTAAATCTAACTTATCTGCGCTCATTGCTGTAAAATTAAAGAATTATAAGGGGTTAATACTGTATTCAAAAAAGCCTTTTAATATAAACTTTTTATATGTTTTACTGTTTTTGTCGTGCCTTTTTCTCCTCAATATCGAGCTTTCTGTTTTGAATGCGCTCGTTTGATTCGATGCGTTGGCGTTCCATTTCAACACGCTGAACATCCATATAATCTGGTATACCGTTGTTATTAGCATCCTGATCTTGTTGACGTCCTGCAATTTTCATCGCCTCTACGTCTAGTTTGTTTTGACGGTCGGCTTGATTTTCTCCTGCTTCGAACTCTCTTGCTTCTGCTTGAGCTTGCATTTGCATTTGCTGCAATTGCATTTGCTGTTCTTGTTGAACTTGTTGTTGTTGAGCTTCAAGCTGTTGCTTTTTAGTTTCGACTTCTTTAACAAGTCGTTTAATATTAGAGAAGTTGTCGGTATCCAAGATCTCAGCAATAGTACTAGGCTCAGATCCGTTTTGTGCAAAGGATAGTGCAAGAGATTTAAATGTTTGTAGTTTAGTATTTTCCTTGCTAGAGTTCTTAGCAAACACAGCGTACTCTGACTCTGCAAACTCTTGACCATCAATATCTAGTAGCTCATTACGATAGTCTGAAGTAATGTATGCAGTCTTTTTACCACCACGCCAAGCATGCTTAGAGCAATCTAAAAGACCTTGCATTTCTTTTTCTTCGTACTTCTCAAACTTGCGGAACAACTCTTCAGTCATTACAGACGACTGGAATACAGCACGTTCTGTAGCGCCTGAGCCGTCCGATGCCATTACCTGTCCTTTACGCTGACGAGTAATACCTACTAAGTCTTCCCATTCCTGTTTAATAGCTTGTAAAAGTTGGAACTGCGCATTGATATATTGAGAAAGAGACATATCAAGAACTTGATACTGGTTAAAAGTAACACGCTCTTGGTTCTTACCTTCTGCTGTAGAATCAATAAATGCAAAACCCATTGCATCTGCATAGTACATAAACTTCTCTTCATCCCAGCCATGACGCTTAGGAATAGTGTTCATCTCTATAAGCGCAATTTTGTCTTTATTTTTCGCCATGGTAAGCTCCATACGATAATGAAACACGTTATAAAGAATCTGATAAGGAAGCCCCATAGATACAATAGAAACATTATCCGCATGACGGTTAGAATAGTGGCGACCATTATAAGGAAGTTTACATAAGCTGAGGTTAGTCATAGAAGGACGCTGTACCTCAAACGGTTGAATATTAACAAAGATGCTGCTGTCGATGCGATAGCCTTCCCATACTTCATTAACCCAGAACCACTGGCATTTTTCTCCAGCTTCTTTATCGGGTTTGTATGTTTCGTCTACTTCCATCTCTTGCAAGAACCCAAACTCATCTGTGTATGTAAGAATACCTACCTTACGGAATGACTTCCAGGTAACGTGCATTACCTCTACATAGCGATCAGTATCATCTTGCTCGTGTGTAGGGTTAAGAGCTGCGCCTAAATAACCAGAACCCTCTCTACGGGCGCTTGGTCTTTCAAGGTCATCTATTTGCTGAGGTGTTAACACATCATAAAACGCATCTACCACAGCATTAGTAGTCATAATCTTACGACGCACTACCCAATCACCATCTTCAATGAACTCAGTGTCAGGAGATTTTTGGTAATCAATATCTAAAGGGGATACAATCTCAAACTCTACGTCATCCATACAAGTACCCTTGTACGAATATACATGACCTGTAATCAGCCAATCAAAGAAAGCTTTTTGAAACTTATCTTCTAAATCTAAATAATCACGCAAATAATCCAATGACTGCTGACCTACAATAGCACGTGCGTCTTTGTAGTTTACCTGCATAAATTGTTCTACTTCAGCAGGAGTAGGTACTTCTTTAGACTCTACACCAGTGTCTACTCCTTGAGCGTTAAGCTCATTGATAAACATTTGCTGTAAAGTTTTAAGTACTTCTTGTTGGATTTGATCTGCCTTACGTGCGTGAAGATCTGCATTACGTACAACAACTTGGTAGCTGTTGGGACGTTTAGCTTTTTCGCCTAATAGTAGATCTACTACAGGCTTGATAATGTTATAGTTACGAAGCTTAGCAGGGAAGTTTCTTTTCTTCCACTTTTCAGAGTTATACGGGTTAGTAACATAATTGTACTTGCCCTCGTCTAACTCACCGTTGTATATTTCATACAAATCTACCAGACCTGCTTTGTCTGTGGATGAAAACGAAGACTCCGCAATGTAAGCTTGTACACACTTCTCCCCCCATTCCTGGTTCTTCTTGGAAGATGGTAGTTTTTGTTTCGGAATTAACGGCATCAAATTAAGGTTTACGTAAACAATTCACGATTAAAAAATGAGTCATTGCTGGTATAGCTTCGCTCCTCCGCTTGTTCAACTGTTCGGTTAAATAGCGCAATGAGATGAAACATACCAACAAGCAGTGCTGAAACCCTATCGAAGTTGCCTCTCCGATTATACTTAATAAGCTCGTCTAGTAATGCTAAGTCGTAAATATAATGCAAATTTAACTTTTTTTCACCAGACTCTGAAACCCCACGCGGAGTTCTAAGCCAATCTCGTAAGTATATCTCTGCCTGACCCTTACGTTCTTTAGATCCCATAGAGGTTCCATACGTACGTCCAAGCTTACGAATACTGACATTGTCGCTCTTACTAAATATTTCTGCTTCGGGCAACAGCCACTTTAAATTTCTTGTTCTTTTTGCGTAAGGTACTACCTCACCACGATCGTTCTCAAACCCAATACGTGCATTAAAGTATTCTGCAAGTAGGAATAAGTTATGGTTAAACTCATCTTGTGTCTGAGGTCTACCTACATAACTAGCTACGATCATGTCGTCAGGCTTAGATATAGGATTGACACGTTTAATTACATAGGCAGCCCCTAGCGATTTACCACTACCACCGTCTTGTGCATAGGGGTCATGCACTATAATGTACATGTTATCAGGGATTTGACCTGACTCGTCTGTATAAGGAGTCTGGTACATAACTATACATCCCTCCACATTAGACCCTTTGTCGTGTGGAAACTTTAATACGGGTATAGCATTTTCGTTAGGTTTAAATTTTACACCGTTTTGGGATTGCACCAAATACCCGTTTACCCCAATATTTTTAAAAACGCCAGTACGCATAATATTGTTGCGATGCTCAACAAGAGAAGCTGTAGGAAATACATTACCGCTCTTCTGTAGAAAGGCTTCTTTAGGATTAAAAGGATATTCAGTGACATGCTTATCAATAACACCAGCATCTTTCGAGGTTCTTTTAATGTTCTCACGTTTAGCTTCTTCTGCAAGTCGGGCATCTGCAACAAGGGAGTTACCCTGATTGTCCATATATCCGACTTTATTCTTGTAATCAGGAAAGAAGAATCCGCACGAAGTCCCTTCGGCTCCTTCATCCCAGATGTTGTCAAAGGCATAAAGATTGTATGTATCCGGATTATAGAACATACTCTCAAAGTCAATTGTTCCACCTTCCATATCACCACCCGTACCAAACAGAATCATTTGTCCCGTCGTAATACCACCATCTTCTACCGTAGGCTTAGTTGCCATAAACGAATCTTTGAGGTTGTCAAAGGCTCCACACTCTTCAAATATTACAAGAGTCGCATCCTTACCCCTTGCGGCATCCGGATTATCCTTAAAGGTTATCGCCTCTACCTCAGACTTGTAACCACGCTCTACAGGTTGTCCGTTGATATACTCATAAAAACTGGCACGTTTATGATTCTGTTTATCTACAGCCTGACGACGCTTTGACCATGCAGTATTCTCGTTTAAGAAGTTCATGTGGTCTACCGTCATAGTCATAATACCTTTAGGATACAGGTATTTTTTGTCATGAGCACACAGTAGCGTGTAACTATTCTTGATTGTGTTGTACGTATTAGCAGCAATAGCAGAGTTCTTGTAGGAGAATCCTTTACGACGGGCTTTACCTACAATAACATGCTTACCTTCCTCACGTGCTTTTTGCAATGCCGTAAAAAATTCCCAATCACCGTCCCAGAAGTCTGGAAAGCTTACAATCTTTGTAGCGTTCTTGGTAACTTTTTCGTTACCAACTCTTGTAAGCTTGATCTGACAGAAGTTTAAATAAAAATAGTGGTGTCCTGTAATATGCATACCGCCTACACTGTAGCCCTCACGACATCTACGCAGTTGCTCCTGCCAATATTCGTAGTATGCTACAGATCCTGGTGTATCTGCACAGTAATACCCGTGTTTCAGGTAGTGTAACGCCTCTCTTCTAAACTCTTCTGTGTTTGTAAACATATTACCACTTGCCAAGCGGACACTCAGAATCCATAGATACAGCCTTAGCTGTAAGTATACACCCACATCCGTTTGTTTGTCTTCCAGTTTCTACATGATTCCCAGACTTTCTAGGATCACATCTATTCTCTGTACGAACTGGACATCCATTACAAATGCCCAGCCTACTATTTGCCTCTTCTCGAATAGCAGGAGGGAGTCCGATAAGTTTATCGTACGCCAATTTTGCCCACCCTTCTATAATTTGTTTAATCTGTTTCATTAGTCCTCAAACATACCTTTAGTTCCACCACCTTTTATACGAGCATCGTTAGATTGCTCTTTCTTAACCTTATCTTCTAGATCAGATATTGTGTCTATAGCTTTTGGCAGTTTCTCACTCAGCTCTATAAGCTGTGTCACACTCTTTACAACGCTGCCGATGTCCACGGAATCCTCCGCCTCATCATCCATGGCATCAGCGAGCGTCTCATCAATGCGCATTCGTAGTGCATCAATAACCTTCGCAGAGGACAACAGCCCTTCACGAATAGCAATCAGTGATTTAATAGTAGGAGTATCTAAAAATGAGACGTATTTAGCAATGGCTTGCTTCATCTCGCTGTCTTCCATCCAGCCAGGCTCTAGATCTAAGTCTTTGCGGACTCTAGTGCGGCGCTCGGCTTCTGGATATATAAAGTAAGGGCTTTTATAATCGTAGACAAAGTAGATATACGCCAGCTCTTTAAAGGCTGCGCGTTTTTTTCTGTCGCGATCTCTAGTGATGATGCGTTTAAACTGTGGAATGGTCTTTAACTCAGGGTCAATTATCACCTGAAAGTTTTCTTCTCTGAATAATCGCATTCTTATTGTTTAACATTTTTACTCTTCCCGGCTTGACTGTGAACTTTCCAAGGTATGGCATACGTACAGTATCAAACTCTCCCCTACGTATGATCTTCTCGATAAAACTGAACTGCGCTTCTACACATTTCTCTATCTCTTGGATTGTACCTCCAGTCTCTTTGGCTATTTCCCTGTAGATCTCTTGTTTAACCTCGTTACGTTTCCCCATCTTTTGTTGATATAAAGAATCTGAGCGTCCACTCTGACTCTTCGTTGTGTTCTATTTCGTGGTTATAGATCAAATTTGCTTCGTAAAAGGCATTCTCCTGATGCTTGAGAAATTGAAACATCTCTCCAGTCTCGTCCACCGTAAATAGGTATTCAATTATGTATTCCTCAGGTAGCAAACCGTATTTGTATTGATACATCTTTGTTTATGTCCTTAATAATAGGGTGATAGGTGTACCTGTTCCTTTGATCGGGGACAGGAAGTATCACACCCTTGTCTTTTAAAGCCTTGACAAAGTTGTTCAACACCGCAACAGATTTCATCTCAAGCTCCTCTGCCACATATTTACGTGCGGCGGGAGTAGCTGCATTCTCTTTATCGTAACGTATAAAAGCAGCAACTACCTCAACCTCACGATCCGTGAGTTTCAGGATACCGTTCACTGCTAGTACATAATCTCTTACTAGGTTTCTATTATTTGTTGGTATTTGAACTACTCTGTTCATTATACTTCTTAACCTTCTCGATTTTTCTACTTAAACGTTTCGCCAACAACTGACGTACATTCTTCAACAGGATAATGACCGTTGCATTCTCTGCCGACCAGTTGTTCTTCTGTAGGTAGTAGAAGCGGTCAATCAACATTTGTACCACTTCTTCATTGGTTGTTCCAGGATTAAAAGTGCCGTCCGTATTCTTCTCAGTAAACTTGACGGTCTGGTAGTGCTCCTCGCTTTTGAAGTCGTATAGTCTGTATACAAAGCCTTCTTTTTCTGCTTGCATATTATTTTACTTAAATTGATATACAACCAAATATATAGAAAATGTATACGTTTTACATCTTCAAAAACGAGTCACACCCCTTGTATACACTTTTTAATTGTAGTATCCTAGCACTGAGTATTCTTCTACCTGCAAATACTCCTCACCATCAATAAGTACAGGGTGCATGATTGCATTTGTTTGCAACAACACCTTCATACCTGCAGAGACATACTTACACATAGGACCCACAGCAATAACATCTACTGTGCCGTCCCAGCTCATCTTCTCTTCTTTAATCATTGCCTCAGACTTAAGGATTCCTGCCTCAGTCTTCTCGCTAATCTTTGGTGCCTTGATAACCAATGTCGCACCCAATGGAATGTAACCCATAGCTTACTTGTTTTCTAGTATTAATTTTATTTGTTGTATTCGCTCACGCTCGTCCTTCTTAAAAAAGTACTCCGGATTGACTGTGTAACTGCCGCGCTGTTCTCTCTGTATAATCAATTTCTTCTTGACCAGCGTTTGGAACGCCTTCTTCACCGTATTGTGTGTGTAGGTGACGTCCCCATTAGTTGCCCTTTCTATAAGCAGAATAAAATCTTCACGGATCTTAGCATTTGACAACACCACATTGTTACCGTCCATCCTTTGAATCAAAAATTCTAACAGATCTCTAGAACTAGAGTTTAATCCTGCCAATAAATAAATTGCATTGTGGTAGTGCTTAGTAAATAGCGTACCTACTTTAGTGTACCCATGGATCGGTCGCTTGATCCCGTCAGAGAGAGCCCACCCTTTGATGTATGTAATGTTAACTTCCTTCTTCATACTGCATCTATTTCACACTTTATGATCTCACCATTACTGTCTTGCTGGATTTCAATCACATAATTTGCTTGCGCATCTATATAAATAGTAAGCACTCTAGTCTCTTTAGTCTCAGCGCTATACCCTAATGCCACATGTTGTCTAGTCCACATAGTTCGTCTTTTTGGCACTTAAAGTGTACGCCACATACACTACAAGTATACAAAAAAATACACTATCTATAAAACACTGTATTTTCTTTTTGCTTTTACAGTTTTAATTCATTACATTCTTTCAAAATCAGACTTAGTGTACTCCACGTACACTTAAAGTGTATCCCACGTACACTAACTTTTTAGTCATCTCCCACACACTCAACAACTTATCCCACTTTTTTTCTCTATACGCACTCTGGTGCAAAGGCGTAAGCCTACATACAGCTAAAAAATTTTTCAAAAAAAATTAAACAGGGGTGTGAATTCGGGTACCACCTATGGCGAGAGGTCCGGGGGTGACTAGGCGGACGAGGTCCCCCCGTTACTTTTTATTTACTCTTAACTTGTATACTGTACGTTATAATTGGCAGGCATAGTGTCTGTTCCTCACGTAGGGGAGTAACCCTACAACTAATCCTACGGCTTATGTCTGATAGCATATCTGTGGCGGTTAGCTACGTCCCTGCTCCGAAGGCGGGTGAGAAGGTACCTTCGTGTGTCCTTCTTGCGTTCCACGAGGAGATAGGCGACAGTGGCTTGACCAACACTACGTGGGCGTGGAGTGGCAACAAGGTTGACCGTAAGGTTGGCGACGTTATCACTTTACCAGCTGATCTTCAGCCTGACTTCTACGAGAAGTCTTCGGTTGATGAGGAGACTGGTGAGGTCACGTCATTCACGTGGGTACGTTGGGTTCGCAAGTAGTACGCTTGTGTCCAACTCGGTTCCTAGTCGTGGGTGCTTCGGCACTCACGCTTTTTATTCTTTGTTTAATTCTTAATACTATTGGTATGGAACTCATTGCTAAGTTTCTTGTACGCCACGCAATCTTTGTGGCTATGTCATTCGTGTCACTGTACTTGGTGGCATTAACATTCACTGCACCTATCAACTTCTTTACTTGGGATCTTGGTGCTCGTGTATTATTCGCTGTGTCATCACATGTCATTGCATTCATCATGCATGGTTGGTGGTTTGACAACAGGTAGCGTACAGCCTCACTTCGGTGGGGCTTTTTTTACTGTCTTACTCTTAACTCGCATACTGATTACTCTTAACTCGCAGACCGTACTGGAATAAAGGACGACCGAATGTCCATTTAAACACAAACTGCTTTATGGCTAAAGACGGAACTAAATTGACTGTGCACAAAATGGCACAAGATGAAACAAGTAACATCGCTTTACTCCGAATGAGTGAGGAGATAGGTGATTCAGGACTGATGAACAATCGTTACGCTTGGTTCGGGGTTAAACCTGGAACGAAGGAAGGCGATGTGTTGACAGTGCCAAACAACTTTATAATCTCAGAAGAGGTTAGAACTAGTGTCGACGACGAAACAGGTGAGGAAGTATCCTTTACTTGGTTCAGGTTCGACCGCAAGTAACACGCATGCGTCGACCACGACCTTCACGTAGTAATATCGTGCTATGGGTAGGTTGTGGTTGTACGTGTGATACTATTTATATAGACCTTACCAATCAAAGACAGGTCTAAACAGGGTTACAAACCCAACCAAATAAAGACACGATTTAAACAAGAACCGATTAGGAACCGGTAATAATTTGCAAGAGTGTAGCAACTCTTGTGTTAATGTGAGCATTGGCTAGTCACAACCCTAGCATGAGAAACACAGAGTGGCACAAGTTAAACCAATCATATTATTATGAATCAGAAACTATTTATTGAGCTCTACAATTTTGTAGACGACGTGAATACTTTGCTATCCAACTTAAGTCCGGAGAACTTTGAGTCTGCGGATATTGCTGGTGTAGTTAAAGGTATGGACACACTCTATGATATTGTAGAGCGTGAAGGACTGAGCAGGTTAGAAAGAATCAAGCCTGTTAAAGACAACGATGAGATTACTAACATAACTAGTAAGTTCTAATGTCTCAGCATCCTACTCCAAAAGAATTTGCAAAGGTGATGATCAGAACTATGGTCATCCCTTTCTCGCTCCTCTTTCTTATAGTGACATGTTCATGTACTAAGGAAAGTTATGCTCCGACGATACTGTTAGGAGAATACGAAGTGTATGAGACAATCATAGAGAAGCCTGACGAGACTCTGGTGTTCGAACAGAACAACGAGAAGTTAGTCTTCACTGCATCTACTATCGACTGGTACTATCTTAATGATGGTGAGTGGGTAAACACAGGTGATGTGTCTCTTACCTACGTTGGTGATCAACTAGTCAAGGTTGGTTGTCGTACTGTTGTAAGTTATGATCAGCATCACATCTCTTGGGAACAAGATGATTGGGTGATCACTCGTAGATTCAAGTAATACTATGAAGAACTACAAAATTGTAAGTAATGGAGAGGTACCACACACGGTGGTCCTCGAAGTTACTGATGTGCTTGGAAGTAAGCACAGTCTCACTGTACCGTACGCTGGTATAGTGAATCACGAACTAGGTATAGGGTATATCCAAGATAATTTCCCTAACCTCACTCCTGATGAACGGGAGTTGCTAATCACTGGCATACCTTCTGGTATGTGGAACAATCTATTCAAAGATGAGTAGTTTGTTCCTTCACTCAGTGTACTACGGCATCGGTCAGTTGATTGGTGTCGGTATTGTGTTAGTTATCGTATTAGTTGATTACTTAAGAAACAAATGGGAAAGATGAAAGAGCTCTTCATAGAGCAAATGAATCGCAACAGTATTGCCGCCGATATTCCTAATGAGGATGACGCAGTAGTATTCTTGACCATTGTGCAGAATTATGATGAAGGTACTATCATAAAGGTAGGTGCCTTTCATTCGTATGATGTTGCACGAGACAAAGGTCAAGACTTTGTGAACAGAAGAAAGCTTGATGCTGCTGATGTCACAGTGTACCCGATGAGTTGGTCAGAGGTTAATGGACATATCTAATGTACTACCTCGACCGTGAACTTGCAGACTATCAAGACGATGAGGCTGCAAGATGTCCTGTATGTCACGAGTACAACGATGATGATTGGACTTGTGATTGTTGTTACGAGTGTGAATCAGAATCATGTAAGTGTGATGAGTCAGAAGAAGAATGAAAGAATCTATCAAGGTAGATTTAAAGTTGCAACAAAAGATAGTAGATTCTATCTGATGCTCCAGTTGTATCCAAAGACATGGCATAAACATATCAAAGAAGCGTACGCTCTTGGGTATGACGATGCTATTGATACATTATGGGAGAATATGCCAGAGCTCACGTTGGGTGAGATACAAGTGTAAGTATATCTCGGTAATGAGATATGTGGTGCGTTTTTGGTGCAGTATTGCACCGGGTTGTACGCATAATAAACAACCATCTTTTTAAATTAACGCCTAAATAATAATTAATCATGGCAAATTCTAGTGAATTGTTGACGGTAGTGAAAGTAAGTGAAGATCGTCAAGACAAAAATGGACGTAACTACAAGCTAGTTACATTTCAATCACCTCAACACAAAGAGGTAGTAGACATTACAACAGGTGAGATTGCTCTCGTTCGTGTGCCAGCGCGCATGTCAAGCATTACTCGCTACCAGGAATCATACCTCGATGACAACATGCAGTACATGTACGATGCAGTTGAAGGAGAGAAAGTTCCAGGTGCCATCGTTACTCGCCCAGTAGCAGAGTATGAAATTGATGGTCGTCCTGTGTATTCTTATACTACTGTTGTGTTAGGCATGACTAACGAACCAAGCTTTGAATCTCAAGTACGTGCGGCATTCAAGTCTGCAGGTCATGAGATTGAGGAGAAGTCTGCGGAATCTACACCTACTGAGCGTGTCTCAGCAGTACAGCAGACAATCTTGGAACCAGCAGAGGAAGACGCTGCATTTTAATAACCGATAGTAAACTACGATAGCAACGAGATATCGTCCGCAAGGAGATGAGCAATGCAAGATCAAAGTCATCGTAGTCTTACTATCTAATACTAATAGTCATGTTTAAATGGTTTAAGAAATCAAAGACAGAAGAAGTGAAAGCCGTAGAAGCTGTCACAACAACGCGTTCATATACAGGTGGGCGCCATTGGACCGTGGATGAGGATAATATTATTACTTCATTCTATAACTTAGGGGTAAACCCTGCGTATATTAGCGAAGCCTTGACTAAGGCAGGCTATGAGCGTAGCCCGAATGCTGTTCAAATTAGAATTAGCAGGTTAAACAAGCTTGCCACTGAGTAAGCACAGTACCAATTACTATGCAGTTTATTACTAAGAACACCTATCTAGATATCACAGGAATATCTATAGTCGATACATTAGATCATTGTATCTCTTATTGCTCATCAAAGACGATGCTTGCAATTGACACTGAGACTACAGGTCTAGACTTTATCGATGACAAGATTCTCCTGTTCCAGATAGGTGATAGTGATGCGCAGTTTGTAATTGATTGTACTACCATTTCTTTAACACCTATTATTCCTATACTATTAGACGTAAACATTCAAAAAGTATTTCATAATGTGAAGTTTGACTACAAGTTCATACGCAAAGCATTAGATATACAGATAGAGAATGTCTACGACACCATGCTTGCTGAGGCTGTTATACATTGTGGTAAGAAAAACCTCAGCAAATCTTTATCGGCTACGGCAGAGAGGCATCTTGGTATTCAATTGTCTAAGGCTGAACAGAACTCTTTTATTGGTTTGGTTGGGACTGTTCAGTTTACTCTATCACAATTAGAGTATGCAGCAAAAGATATCGAGATTTTGTTAGACATTAAGCGTTCTCAAGAGAAGGCAGTTTGTGTTAACGGACTCGAAAGAGTGGTCAAGCTTGAGAACTATGCCTCTCTCGCCTTCGCTGATATAGAATACAATGGTATAGGTATAGATAAGGACACATGGTTAGATACTGCGGAGTCAGTACTGAAAGAGTTGAATGTCTTGGAAGAGGAGTTGTATCATATGATACTATCAGATCCTATGTTTACAGACTTTGTCCCCAAGAACTACACACTCTCTTTGTTTGACACCGAAGAAGGATCGAGGATCACTACATTGAAGAACACCTTCTCATTCTCTTCACCTAAACAAGTATTAAATCTATTCAATAAGATAGATAAAGACTTGGATAGTGTGAATGGTAAACTGCTTGCCACAATTAAAGGTAAGCACGAGATCATTGGTAAGTATATTACTTTCAAAGAGAAAGAGAAACTCTACAATGCTTATGGTCCTTCGTTCCTTGATAAATATCTAAAGAGTGACGGTAAGATACACACAGCCTTTAACCAAATATTGGATACGGGTCGTGTGTCATCGAGAGATCCAAACATGCAACAGATACCTGCAGATAATAAATACAGGAATGCATTTGTTGCAGACGATGGGTATGTATTTGCATCGTCAGACTTCTCATCTCAAGAGTTGTGTATCATAGCAACGGGTTCGCAAGATCCTGTGTGGATACAAGCACTTGAGACTGGTCAAGATTTGCATAGTGTATGCGCTGAACTTGTATTTGATGTACGATGGTCAGACGCAGCAGATAGTAACTGTAAATTCTACAGTCAGAACAAAGCAAAGTGCAGTTGTCCTAAGCACGGCAAGCTCCGCACGCAGGTCAAGAGCATTAACTTTGGTTTGGCATATGGTATGAGTGCGCACAAACTGTCTGATACTCTGCAGATTAGCTTATCAGAAGCAGAAGAACTGATTGAGAAATACTTTACAGCGTTCCCAAGAATTAAGAACTTCTTGACTAAGCTTGGTAACTATGGTACTTCTAACGGTCACATTAGAACCTTCAAGCCTTACCGCCGCATTCGTTGGTTCCCGAATTGGGAACCGTACATGCGTGATATGGTAGAGTTTGGTTCTATTGAACGTGCATCTAAAAACACACCCATCCAGGGTACAGGTGCAGACATGACCAAAGAAGCCCTTGTTATCATGCGTAAGTTTATTCTAAAGAACAAGTTACCTGTTAAGATTGTAATGACTGTGCATGATCAGATCGATACAATAGTTCATGCAGATTATGCAGATCAGTGGAAAAGGGATATGAAGGCAATCATGGAGAGAGCCGCATTGACTACCATTCCTAATGGATTGTTGAAGTCTGATACTAATTTATCACTCACATGGGAAAAATAAAAAAGTATAGTAACCTTAGCCTTGATGAAAGGCTACAGTATTGGAAAGATTACCTTAAAGGCTTGATAGGCTTTAACTTAGCGCATAAAAACATACCAATGAAAGAAGAACTTTTATTGGAAATTGAGCGAGTGCGTAAGCTTATTGATGTATTAGAACCGGCAGGCATATATGAAACTACTATAGAATCTCGTATGAATTCTAAGGGAAACTCATTGCCTAAAGGTACCATATCTAAAACAACTATGAAGTTGCCAAGGAAATCTCGTGAAGACTATAGAACTATCTATCGTTTTCGATATGATGCTGCTTTAAAGACATTAGTACGGGATGAAGATAGACCCAAAAAAGCTTAAAAGGCAGAACGAGGTTATTGACAAATGGTTGAAGAATAAAGGTCGTGGTACACTACAGGCTACGACTGGTTTCGGTAAGACATTCGTTGCATTAATATGCATCAAGAAAATGAACGAGCGTCGTCCAGAGCGCACCACCTTGGTTGTGGTGCCTACACAATATCTGAAGTCCCAGTGGGAAGGACAGATAGAAAGTATGGACTTGCAAAATGTTAGTGTTCTTGTTGTTAATACTGCAGTCAAAGCAGATCGCTCCTATGATCTGCTTGTACTAGATGAGATACATAACTATGCCTCAAACGAATTTATTAAGATCTTTGAGCGCACCAAGTACAAGTTTATTCTTGGCTTGACTGCAACTCTTGATCGTCGTGATGATCGTGATGCGCTAGTACGTACCTACTGCCCTGTCATAGACACAGTAGATATTGTAGAAGCGTTAGAGAATGGCTATGTATCTAACTTCAAGGTGTTTAATCTTGGTATAGAGATGAGTAAAGAAGATAAACAAGCATATGAGAAGTTAAACAAAGACTTCCATTTCAACTTTGCTCAGTTCAATCACGACTTTAACACTGCGATGTCCTGTTTGTCCAACAAATCTTATAGAGAAAGCTATGCTCGTTCGGTTCGTAGAGATCCAGATGAGCTGTTTATGTACGCAATTAATTTCAATCGCAACATGCAAAAACGTAAGAACTTTTTGTACTTTGCACCATCCAAGAAACAAGTGGTCTTGGATATTCTCGAAGAGTTTAGTGATAAGAAAGCTATCACATTCTCTGAGGGAGTGGACTTTGCAAAAGAACTGAACGCAGCAATGCCTCAGTATTCTGTAGACTACCACTCTAAGATGCCGAAAGGTATTAAGACCCGCAATCTTGAACTCTTTAACGACGATAAAAGCGATGTGCATGTAATACATACAGCACGTGCTCTTGACGAAGGCTTTGACGTGAAAGGTATTGACCTTGCTATTATTAGCTCAGGCAATTCATCTACACGACAAGATCTACAGCGCACAGGTCGTGCGATTCGTTATCAAGAAGGTAAGACTGCAGTAATTATTAATGTGTACATAAAAGATACTCAAGATGAACGTTGGCTACGTGCGAGACAGAAAAAATCTACAAACATTATTCATGTCAACAGCATCGAAGAAATCAAAAAGCACCTCTCACAGAGAGAAATACCTACAGATGGAACTAGTGATCCTGTTAGCACAGGGCGCTATAACCTTTTCGGACACAAATAAAACGATTCAATCAAAGCTCAAGGGAAAGTTTAGTGACAGTGAAATTGACAAATGCTTATACGATCTATACATAGATTTAAGAGCTAAAGAACACCGATATGAATTAAACCTCCGTATGCTTTATGATCGACAACGTTAAGAAGTTCATCGACTTGCTCGTCAAGTTTGAAATCAATGCTAACCAGTTACTATTCCTTACAATAGTGCATAAGAAAGATTATGCCCCTTTGTATAAGTTTGTAACAGAAGGCACGGGTTTTACTCCTGAAGACATCGATGATCTTGTTGAGAAAGGGTTAGTTATCAACTTAAATGGCGATGATGACTACTATCTGGACTCTTTCATCAGCACAGACAAGTTTATTACAGGCTTGTACTTTGAAGATGAAGAGATAGCACCGAAAGAATTCTGGGATACTTATCCTAGAATGTTGTACATTGATGGCAAACGATTTGCCGCCCGTAACACAGACAAAGACAAGTTCTTTGAAGACTACAACAAAGAGATAGCAATGCGTGTAGACAAGCATAAACTTATTATGACCTGTCTCCAGTACGCTGTAAAAAACAAACTAGTCAATATGGGCATTCGCAAATGGTTTGACTCTAAACAGTGGGAAGCGATAGAAGAAGAAATAAATCAACGTAAAGAAGCAGGAAACCGTGAACTCCCAGGCGAAACCATTTTCTAGAGTAGTCATAAAACCACTCGACCGTGTTTTGAAAGAAGCCAATCAGCTTGTACAAGATGGTATGAGCGATTTAAACATGGCTTTAAAGACGCGGTGGTCAGGCTACAACAGACTAATGCTGGGCGGTATGCGCTTTGGTAACAACTATTTGTTAGCAGGTGCATC